CTGAACTGCCCGAGCACCGTGGTGCCGCCGGAGAGCAGGGTGATGATCTCATCGATTACCAGCACCAGCAACGCGAATGCCGCCAGCAAAGGCAGCGCCGCCAGGATCATCGGCGCCAGCGCCACCACTGCCACACCGCCCAGCGCGATGAGCGCGGCGGTGAAGATGTTGGTGCCCTCAGCCAGCTCCCTGAAGGAAACCAGGAGATCGGCGGCGCCGTTCACCAGGCCCTCGGCCACAGGGAGGAAGCGCAGCCCGGCCTCGGTACCCAGGTCGATCAGGAGCGCCTTCACCCGGCGCATCGCGTTGGCGTAGCTCAGCGCGGTCTTGGTGGCGTCGCCCTGAGCGATGCCGGCCTTCTCCATGATGAACTCGTACCGCAGGGCAGCCTTCTCGGCGGAGGTCATCGACTTGACGCTCTTGGTGATGCCCCTGTTGAGCGCGAAGGCGGCGACCTCCGTCTCATTCATCACGATGCCCATACGCTTCAAGCTCTCGGTCTCGCCGGTGATGCCGCCTCGGAAGGCGCCCAGCACCTCGTCCTCGCTGAAGTTGGACAGTGAGCTGAAGTGCACCGCGAGCTCGGAGAGATCGGTGGCCATCTTGGCCGACTGGTCAGAGGTGGCCCCCATGCCGCTGAGCACGAGGCCCAGGTTGGCGGCGAACTTGCGGAGCTCGAAGCGACTGCGGCCCAGCTCCTTGGCGGCCGTGTCCGACCACTCGACCACGCTGTTGGCGTTCTCCTTGAACGCCACGTCGAGCAGGTTGAGGTCCTCTTGGGCGTTGCTGGCGAGCTTGGCGAGCCCTACGAAGGGGGCGATCACCGCCGCCCCCATCAAACCCGCGGAGAAGAAACCGGCTAGCTTCTCGGCCTGGCCGGCGAGACGGTCCATGGCCTTCTCGGCGGCGCGAGCCCCCGAGTCGTTGAACTGCAACCCGAACACCGATAGCAGCTCACGTAGAACCACGACGCTTCCGCCTCCTGCTCTTCTCTATGTCCCGAGCTTGCTCCTGGTCGGCCCGATCGTACAAGTCCATTACGACGTGCGCGTCCCACACGTCCTCCAGGGACCACTGGGTTTCGACCTCCGCCAGGCTTACGCGGTAGCGGCGGCTGGTGACGATTCTGTGGACGTTCCAGTCGATGTAGTCGGGGATGGGGGTGCCTCCGCTGCCACCTTTGCGAGAAGGCCCTCCAGGAGCCCCAGCCCGTTTGAAAAACCCAGGTAGTTCACCCTGAGGGCGAAGCCCAGCCACTTGAGGAAGGCCCCGTAGCGGCCCGCGAAGTGGAACTCCAACTCCTGGCTCAGCGGCAGCCACGTCTTGCCGTCTCTGGAGAACTCGGTGAGCTCCGCCAGGGTGTCGGTGACGTACTCCATATCCTGCTCGCTGAGCTTGTCGGAAAGCAGGAGCAGGGCCTGCGAGATGCCCGGCAGTACCTCGGCCACCGGCATCTCGCCCAGCTTGCGCCCCTTGATGCGAGGCGCCGCGGCGATGGCCGCCGCCAGCGCCGGCCCCAGGGTCTTGAAGAGGCGCACCAGCAGACGCTGGCCGCGTTTGAAAGGGAGCTGCGTGACCTTGTAGGTCACGCCCTCAATGGTATGAGTCTCGCTCTGCAGCACTGTCTACCTCCGGGTGAAGGCTGGCGGGCTTAGTTGCCGCCGTGGGTCTCGATGAGGTTGGCGCACCGGATCACCCACTCACGCTCAGTGGCTGTCCGGTCGAACACAACGTCGGGCGGCCGGCGGATCCAGGCCTTCTCGGCGACGAACAAGCTCCGCCCGCCCGCGTCGCGGATCAGCAACGGACCCACGCCGGCCCCGTTGGGGGAGTTGCGGTCCAGGTTGTACAACGAGGAGAGCAGGTCGTTGGAGTCGCTGGACTGCATGAGCCGCAACGTCACGGTGGCGCGATGGTCGTTGGTCTTGGACCGCGTGACCTCGCCGTCCGTGCCCACCACATCATCGAAGGCGTCGGACTCGCGTTCGATGCGCACGAATTCCCCGTCGGCCCAGCCGCTCAGGGGGAGCCCGGCCAGATTCACGCGGATCTGGTCCGGGTCGTAGACTTTCAAATCACCGGCTGCCATGGCGCCTCCTTAGGGTTACGAGCTCAGCGTACCTTGGATCTGGACGGTATGCACCGCCCCCTGCAGGTACGCGGAGAAGTTGATGTCGGGGTAGTCGCGCAGTGCGCGGTCCGCCGGCTCCACGTCGACGCCGTCAGGCACCTCGATGACCCAGGGTTGGTCCTCGGTGTTGGGGGCGATCAGGCCGCGGCCTTGGCCCTCCAGGAGCTGCGCCTGGATGGCGGCGCGAAAGAGATCGGCCGCCTCGTTATAGGACACCTTCTCGTTGTTCACGAGGATCGAGAAGATGCGCTCCTGCAGGCGCGCGCGGAACCAGTCCACGCCGTGGGTGATGTCCAACCACTCTCCCGAGGCGGCGTAGCCCTTCTGGGTGATGCGGGCGCCCTGCACCTCTTGGAAGTGGTTGCAGTTTTTGCCGTTGAGGGCCGCCTCTTCAGCACCGGTGAGCACCGTGACGTTGTAGCCGGACAGGTCCTTGTAGGCGTAGGTGGCACGACCCGGATCCTTCGGGAACATGCGACCCATCCACCGCGCGCCGCCGTACTGCTGGGAGCTCTCCGAGAAGATCAAGCCCGTGCGGTTGTAGCCGGCGGTCTTGAGGTCGCTGGCCACGTCGTTGGTGACCAGCGAGTCCTTGAGCTCGGTGTCAATGCTGCTGGGCAGGAACAGTAGACGCCGGCTCTCCACCCACTCGGCGGCCTCCAGGATCTGGGCCTCGCTCTCCGAGTCGATGAGCAGACCGTAGAAGGCCGCATCCTCGCTTTCGATGGCGGCCAGATCGGTGGCGATACCGGGGTCGGGAGTGTTGTCCTTCACGGTCAGGCCGGCTGAGGGGCTGGCCACCGAGAGCAGGTCGTAGTTCGACACGCTGTTGCTCAGGCTCATGGCGCCAGTGCCGGTGGCCTCCTCAGCGAGCTGGAAACCCACCTCATCTGTGGCCACGATGTCGAGGGCGTTGGTGCTCACGTCAGTGACGGTCACGGGCGCGGAGCCGGCGTCGATCAACGCCTGCAGGCCGTCGCGGATCTCGGTGGCGCTGGTAGCGCTGTCGGCCGCATACTCGTACTCCACACCGTTGATCGTGACCGTGTAGGTTTCGCTACTGGTGGCGGTGTCTACCGTGAGACGCACGCTGTTCAGCCGGTTGGGAGTCACGGTGACGTGCGTGGTGTTGTCGACTGCAGTGACGCCGACAATGCCATTCAGCAGAGCCGCCAGCGCGGTGCAGATCGTGGCCACGGAGTCGCCGGAGAGGATGGTGTAGGAGACCTCGGTCCCTTCCACCGTGATACGCAACACCTCGCCCGCCGTGGTGATCGTGGGGGTGATGCGGATGGTCTGAACCGGCGGGAGCGCGCGGCGACCAACCTTCCAGGTCTTGATGGAGGGCGACTGAGCCTTGAGCGCCTGGGCCATGAGGTAGGCCGGGTGGCTGGTGGGGAAGCCGTCCTCGCTCATGTCGGACAGACGGTTGTAGCTCTTCACCCGCTGGGGGAAGATCGTGGTCGGGAAGTAGGCCGCCAGCAGCGGGGTGTCGAAACTGGTTCGAGCCACGCTGGAGGTGAGGGTGGTGATGCTGACATCTACGATGCTGTCCAAGGTCATTGCCTGCTCCTATACGTCGCCGAACGGGATCTCATCCCAGCCAACGTCCAGATCCGCGGGAGAGGTGAGCTCGGCCGCGATGCCCGCACGCTCAGGGAAACCGTCCGCTTCGGCCGTGTCTCGCTCGTTAACCACCGCGTTGAAATGAACGTCCATGGACGCCATGGACTCTATTCTGTCGTCCAGGTGCCTGTCGAGATCTACGATGGCTTCCGCCCGAGAGAACCCGAGCTTGGCTGCTCTGAAGGCCTGCAGCACACTCGGCTTGGCCAAGCTGGTGCGAAGCTTCTCCAGTACGTAGCGCGCAGTCTGGTCGGATCGCTGGTCACGGCTCTGCACCAGCACGCTCAGGGTGAGCTGCCGCTCCCCGGTCACGGTGGGCACTAGGTCCGCGCCCTCCGGGAGGGTTACATCTTGCTGGTGGCGGAGCTTGTCCACACCCACCGATCGGCTGGTATGCACGTTCAGCAACGCTCTAGTCTTGCTCTGCCACCCGCCTTGTCGGTTCCTGAACTGCGCGGTGAGGTCCAACCCCGCTGGGGCTTGCGCCTCCACCCAGGCCAGCATGGCGGCCTCATATGCGGGGAAGTCCATCATGCCCGACGGACCTCATGGGAGACGGAGGCGCGCATCTGGCCGGTGTTGATCAACGGCGTGGAGCTCCCCTTGCGCGCGATCGTGGAGGGGGCGTTGGGCGGAGGGATGCCGCGTGAGATCCGCTCCTTGATCAGGCCCTCGACGAAAGCCCCCAGTAGCCCGAGGGCTTGTCGAATGGGCAACCGGCGGAGCAACACCTGACTGGCGAGCTGCCGGGACAGCGCCTGAATCTGGGAGGCCTTGGCGTCGATGGTGCCGCGGATGAAGCTGCGCTCGGGGGCGTTACCCAGCCCGAATTCATGCACGCTGGCCACCTGGGCGTTGGTGAAGGTAGGGCCGTGGGACTCGCGGGCCTTGTCGCCGAAGATGCCGACCACCACGTGAGGCTTTTTGGCAGCCTCCTGCAGTTGCCGCTTGAGGGCCTTCCAGCCCTTGTCACGGTCGATCAGCCTGTAGCCCCGGGCCCTGACCATCAAATCACCCTGAACCCTGAACCCACCGCCCGCTTGAACCGCTCGTACTGCAGGAGGTAGATGGTTTTCTCGCCCTTCTTGTCCAGACGTGCAAACTCACCGAGCGGGTTGATGGCGATGAGGTG